TTGATTCGTCACGTGCCTTAGTGTTTGTTAAACAAGGCGACTTCGGTAAGAAGTATGGCCTTAAGTTTAGAGACAAAGGAACCTTTAGTGGAGGTGGTGCAAAATTCCAAGTCACTTGGGTTCGTGAGTCAGGTGGAGTGTTTAGTATTAAATACGCTTACAAGATTCAGTCCGTTACCCTTATCAGTGGAGGCACTGGGTATGATGAGGATGACGAACCAACCTTAGAGTTCCCGTCAGATGTTGATTGGGACGTGCGTCCTGAGTTTAACATTACAGTAGACTCTAGCGGTGTGGTAACCGGTATAACACTTTTACACCCCGGTCTTACTGTTGAATATGACTCGGCTCAGACCTTCTCTACAAACGTTGATGCGTCCCCTGCTTTTGATGAAGGAAGCATTGTCACGGCTCTAAGCGGAGGACAAAATAAAGAAGAGGTAGCGGACGCAACCAACATCGCATCACAGTTACGTCTTGTATTAACAAACCAGCCTCCAAATACTCACCTAGCTACCGGAACTCCTTCTCCAGAAATCGCCGCCGCTTACACCTCAAAGGACAAAGACGGCTCTATCCTTATCAATCGCAATGACGGCCAAGACTTCTTCCTTGAAGCATTTGATGGTCTTGCTGGTTCCGGTCTAGGACTCGTCCACAAGGAAGTCGATTCGCTTTCGGATCTACCTGTGCGTGGACCTGATGGTTTCCGGGTCGCCGTGCGTGGTTCTGCTGACGCTAACGAGGACGACTACTATCTCCGCTTTGAGACTAACGACGGTCAATCCTTTGGTGAAGGAGGATGGGTAGAAGACGTAGGAGCAGACCTTGACATCGCTCTCGACCCTAGCACTCTTCCACTTCAGCTTGTTAACACAGCCCCGGACACCTTTACAATTAACACTACCCAATGGGCCAAGCGTAAAGCAGGTGACGACGAGACCAACCCATTTCCATCCTTTGTCGGCAAGAAGCTCAACAACTTTGTCTTCTTTAAGAACCGCCTAGGATTCATCTATGAGGACTCTGTGGTGCTTTCGGAAGCCGGAGAACTCTTTAACTTCTTTAGGACCACCGTAAGGACTCTGTTGGATACCGCTCCGATTGATGTTACATCGGCAACCGCTAACGTAACAAACCTTCGAAGTAGTGTAGCCTTCCAAGAGAACCTGTTGTTATTTGCCGACCGGGGACAGTTTGTTCTTAAGGGTGATCCCTTGACCAACGAAACAATCACTCTTGAGGCAGTCACCAACTATGATGTTAACACATCCGAAGATCCCCTTGCTGTTGGCTCTTATGTCTATTTCCCATTTAAGCGCGGTAACTTCCTCGGTATGCAAGAGTATTCTCTCAATGCCACCACGGACGTTTACGACTCGGATGACATTACCACACAAGTTCCAGGATATATCAACAACGGTAACATCCTTGTAACATCAGGGTCATCGGCCACCGACCTCATTGCTCTTAGCTCAGGAGGCGACACCATCTACGTCTACAAGTATTTCTTTAACGGACGGGAGAAGGTTGTTAGCTCATGGAGCAAGTTCAAGATGCCCTTCAATGTCCTAAGCCTAGAGTTCATCAATAGCTCCCTGTTTGTTGTTGGTGACAAAGATGGGGACACCCTGTTGACTGAGATGAAGTGTGAAGAGCTACGGCTTGAGGATGACACCCTTGACGGCTTTACGATCCACCTTGACATGCTCAAGAAGAAAACCTTTGCTGGCAACCCAACCTCTACACCTACGGACACCTTGATCGACCTCGGGTTCACTCCCGGTCCTGATGATGTTGTTGAGGTGTATGACAGCCACGGCAACCGAGTAGTTGTTAACTTTGTCAACGGTAACCAAGCAAGCATTCAGTCCTACAACCGGACGTGCTTCAGCGGTCTTCGATACAACCTAGAATACACCTTCAGCGAACCAGTGTTCAAGCAAGGTAACCCACCAGTGTCCTCGGGACTTGCCCGTATGATACTTAGGAACGGCACCTTGTTCTTTACGGATGCTGTGGATTTCCAAGTTGAGGTAACACCTCTAGCTAGGGACAAGCGTATCTTTACCTACAGTCCTAACGTCATTAACATTACCTCGACGGACACCCTTCTTGCACAAGATGGTAAGTTACGATTCTCGATCTTTACACAAGCCAAGGATTCGCTTATTAAGATTGTTAACTCAAGTGCATTTGCATCTAACTTCCAAGCCTGTGAATTCGAAGCCAACGTCCATACCCGTTCAACTAGAATATAATAACGTCTATCTTAGGTCAGCCCGTAAATCTGATTGTGAAGAGGTAGGCATCAACATGCGCCACATCGACAAGCTTGAATGTTTGTTAACCAGTGGGTCCACCCCAACACAAGCCCTAACCTTAGGGTTAAAGCAAGACTATCACACGTGGACTATATGCGCCAAAGATGACCACGCTCCCTTAGCTTGCTTTGGGATCGGTGAGCTTATCAAAGATAACACCAACTACATCTGGTTGTTATCAACCGATAGGCTGCTTCAAGTTGCGGGCTTTGAGTTTGCTAAAGCTAGTAAAGCTTGGCTTTCCTTTATTGTTAACCACTACAAACTACCATGTGTCAACCACGTCCACGTCCAAAACACCACAGCTATTCGATGGCTTAAGTGGTGTGGTGCTGAGTTCTCCGAAGATGACTCCACCGAATTCCTTTCATTCCAAATCAATCCCTCTTTATCTAAATAACAATTATGTGTGAACCTATCTCGATGGGTATAGCTAGTGCTGTATCATCCTTTGCTGGGCAACAGGCTGCGGCAAGCGCCCAAGAACAAGCTCAAGCGCAAGCCTCTGCTGCTGAACAAGTTAGAGCGCAACGTGCTAATACGTCTTTGCGACTTAGAGAAGCTCAAGAGGGAATTGCACGGTCACAACGTAAGGAGGTCGCACAGATCAAAGGCATGGAGGCTAAGTCCAAAGCCAAGCTAGTAGCACTTACAGAGTCAGGCGTAGCTGGTAGAACTCTTAACGTAGCTCTTGGTAAACTCAGGGCTGAAGAAGCACGCTACCAGTTCTCAGAGGAACGCCAGAAGGAGTTGTTACAACAACAAGCCACCTTCGGTATGCAAGAGGAAGCGTTTAGATCACGCATGAACCAGCTTAGAATCAACCAGCCGATACAACAAGCAAGCTTACTCAGTGCCGGACTTACTGGCGTTCAAACAGCTTTAGGAACAGCACAGGTGATGCAAGGGGTGGATTTTAAGCTACCCGGATTTTCATCGGCGGCTGTTAAAAATACCACAGCGTCTACTTCTCCCCTTAAACAAGCTTCGTTTCAAGGAAACCCAATCACACTTCCCGAGCTTGACACGCTTTCTACCTAATCACACATGAAGAATCAAGACCTTATCAACGCTCTCCGTAACGAGGGAAGACAACCTGTAGACCTTAACTTAGGACAGGTTCCCGTCTCGCCTACTATCGGACGCATGGGTAACTACAATGTCGTCGTAAAAGGGTTCTCAACGCGGAACGCAGCAACCGAGCTTTCAGCGGCGCTTGCACAGATGCCTCAGTTTTTAGGCCAAGCCCGTAACATCCAAGAGACCGCCGGAAAACAAGCAGCCGACGAGTTAACAACAGAGCAAGTAATTGACCGAATCAACAAAGGCGACTTTGAAGCTCAAGGATTTCTTACGCAGTTTGGTAAGGATAAAGCATTTGCGGAACAGATCTACAACCGGTGGTTTAAGTCTCAGATTCGACCTGCATTGATCGAAGCATCAAGTGAGTTGGATAACAAAAGTCACGATGATCTTCTTCAGATGGGTGAGGGCGAAGCGTTCCAAGCACAGGCACAAGCTATACTCGTTAACTCATTAACAAACAACGATCCCTCTATCCTAGAAAAGATTGCTGCTAACCCGCACACCGCCAGCCTACACAACAAAGCGATGGAAGCATACATCCCAGAGTTTATAGCAAAGGCCGAGGCAACTGCAACCGCTCGTAAACTTAAGTTCACCAAAGACTCAGCTTTACAGAGTGTTACTGATGACGTGGTGAGTCTTCTTGATCAGCCCCCGATACGTGATTATAAGGCAGATAAAACGCTAACTGACATTGAAAACAAAAACAAATCTCAAAAGTATTACACCAAACAACGCAAAAAACTGGTTAACCACCACCAATCGACTCTTGATTTTGCTATGGATGCGGCAAGAACAAGCGGGCTGGAAGGCTTGGAACGAGAGGAGACTCAAGAGTTCGGTGCGATTCTTACCGCAATGCGAGAGGGGGTTCTGAAAATTGATGGGAAAACCTTTGGGTCATCTAAAGACGGATTGGATCTTATGACTAAGTCCGAATTCATGCTACAACGGTATGAGGACAAGCTTGAGGCGGATAACGAACGCGATGACTTCAATAAAGAAAAAACTACAACGTGGATTTTAGATAATATTGAAAGCGTCGCTGGTCCTGTTCACGATGATCGCTATTCCGCTCCAGAAGATTATGAAGACGTGATTCAAAAGTTAAACACACTTAGGGGCAGTGTTAGGGAATATGAGCAGGACACAGCCACGGGACGAGAAAAGTTGTTTTATCTTGAGCAAATTAAAGAAGAGATTGACGAACTGGAAGCCTTGAAGGATAAGCGGATTGATTATGTTACGTTTGTAGCTGACTCGCCGAAATTTGATGCTTTAGTAAGGGAAATAGGTCTTGGGGAACCTATGACCATTCAGAAAGAAATAAACCTTGGGCCACCGGAGTTAGTGCAACGAGCAGGAGAGTTTGGATTAGAACCAGAGGTTGCGTTTCTCATGCCCTCTCGCCAAGATCCCAAAACCGGTGACTACGTCCCACAACCTGACATAGATCTATTAGACGTACCTACAAAGGCTCGTGAAAATGCGCTGAAATCTGTAATTGGCCCAGAGTTTAGAGCTTACCGTAAAGGGACGCTTACATTAAATGAAGAAAAGATAGAAGAATTACAAGAGAAGTATAATAACGCCTACGTTGATGAGTTTAAAACTTTGGTCCGTGAATTGGCGCGAGAGAAGGGGTACAGTGCAACTATAGCACCTACCAAACCAGACGTAAGACTTGGCAGGGAGTCCGAGACTGTGAAAACGCGTAGGCTAGAACAAGAATTTATAGAAAAAGGCTATCCCTTGCAAGACGGTCGAATTAAATATGAAAGAGGAAGAGAGAAAAGGCGAGTAGGAAGCCAAGCTGCTGGATTTGTGGCGGCTGAGTTTGAGCAGACCATAGACACCGATAGTGCCTATAAGATGGTCTTGGACCCGGATGCGGTTAAGCAAATGCGAGAAAGTAATCTTGAAAGTGAAAGAATCGACTTCAATAACGTTTGGTTAAAGACGAAATACAGCAAACAGGCGAAAAGCGACCGAGCAAAAGCCATTAAGAATAAACCAATGTCCTTGAGGGAGCCGTCTTTGAATTGGGAAGTTCAGCAAAGCGAGGTCACCGGACTTCCAATGGAAATCCTTAGAACTGATAAAGGTTTCAGTAAGACAACCTACATGAAGGACAACGGGTTTTTTGCTTTTGACACAGAAGAGCCGTTTGAGATTGATTACGACCGAACCGGTTCATTAACAAACAAGGACGCACCTAAGAAACGAATCTTTAATGTTAATGCCGTCTACAAAGCCACAAGACTAAACGACTTTGAAGATCTAATTTTTATCGCAACGGAATACGGACACGCTCCAGAAGGGGCCAACGTTCAGTCACCAGAGATTCAATCATTTCTGAATAAACAAAAAGTTTTGGTTAACAAATACGGGTTTATGGATTTCCGACCGCGTGAAACAAGAAAACCTTTTGAACCACCTAAAGAGAAAACCTTAGAGGATTACCGAGAATTGTTTGAAAACTCAGCAATCACCGACCCTCCTAAACAAGAGAACGAAGAATAATACACATGAGTCTTTTTCCTACACAATCGTTAATGTCACAGGCGGGTTTTCTTTCCCAGATGCGACATCGCCCTGTAACATATTCAGATGTTGACCCTGACTACGGACACCTAGACCAAAGTGCTCGGTTGGAGAACCAAGACGACTCAGGCTTCTTTGAAGACCTATTTATGGGTTTTGCCTCTGGTGCTGAAGGCTTCGGAAGGTCAGTTATAAGTTTAGCTGATTTTGCGCTTGGGGATGCACTACCTGATAGCTGGTCTGAAAGAACCCTAGAACGTCCTGACAGTTTAGTAGGAGGATTGGTTGAGGGAATTACTCAGTTTAGTTTAGGTTTAATTCCTGGTCTTGGAGTCGCCGGTATTCTCGGTAAGGGAGGAAAACTATTGAATGTAAGTGACAAACTTCTCAAGACTTCCAAGACACTCACAACAGGTGTTACCGCTGACTTTGTGGCCTTTGATGCACACGAAGCAAGACTCAGTGATTTCCTAGCATCCCATGATGTTACCCGTAACGCTGTCACACAATACCTAGCGTCCGACGAAACCGACGGTGAGTTTGAAGGTCGTATGAAAAATGTGCTTGAGGGAGGAGCTTTAGCCGGTGTAGCTGGTGCTCTTATCAAAGGCGTTAAAACCTTAAAGAAGGGAAGAAAACTAGATGGAAGTGAGGACGCTCTTAACGAATTCACCAAATCAGCCGACGAACTTAAAGAGACTTTGATAGAAAGCGGAATAGCAACAAGACAAGGAATAGAGATTGAAATGAACCTCAAGAAAACTTTTCCTAATGCACTACGCCGTGTCCAAGACCAACTTAATAACGCACGCCTTGACCAACAAGGAGGAGGACGCACTGAGGTTGACGCAGACAGCGCCCTTCCTAAATACCCAGACTGTTAACATATTTCCAACGCACCTATATGCCTGAAGAACCTAACACAAACCCTTGCGCCATCGGCGGAAAAAACGCTCTTTACAGTAGCTCACGTATTCTCCGAGAACTTAGCGATGCCTCTGAGTTTTCAGAAATTGATGACTTAGTAAAAAAGACGGCAGATCAGTTACAGTCCGATCAACCGAGATTCATGGAGTCCAAGGAGATTGGAGATCAAATTAGCGAAGCCATTGCAAGAGCACAGATATATGGTGGAGATCCAGACGTTTACATACAGATTCTAAGGACCGCCGATCTCGACAACCCCGAAGTCATGGCAACCTTTAGTAACCTCATGCTAAGACAACAGGTGACCTTCCACGGTATGTCTGCGGCTAAGAATCGACAAGTGTCGCTTGCTAAACAAATCAGCGATGGCGTGGATAATGGGATGGACGAAGTAAAGATCAAAGATCTGGAGATGCAGCTAACAGATGCTAACGCGCAATTCCGTAACTACATGACCTATAACTCGGTCCTGGGAACCGGTGCAAGTAGGTTGTTATCACAACGTAAATCAAAGAACATCGGCAAGGCTTTTGATTTGTTAACAACAAAACTAGGAGATAAATACAAATCGTCTTTGGATGGAGAAGCTTTCCTTAAAGAAAACAGGCTAAATTCCGAAACACGCGCAAAGTTAGAAGCCGAGAACGCTCAGGTTAAAGAAGACATTGATACTGATATTGATACTCTTTCGGATGAAGATTTACAATCACGTATAACAAAAGACGAAGAGACAATTAAGAATCAAACGAAGAAGATTAACGAGCTTCAAAAAGATCTCGACGCACGAACAAAAGAGATTTCAGAACTAGAGACCAAACCAGAAGTAGATCCAAGGACAGACGCGCTAAATAAGCAGATCAAGGACTTAAAAGCAGATCTAAAAATCCAACAAACATTACAACAACTGCGAAAAGATATTAAAGGTCTTCGTAAAAAAGGAAAGATAACTAACTTTCAAAAAGAACAGTTACTCGATAAACTCCGATCACAAAGCGAACGGCTGAACCAGCGTTTAAAGGTTAGTGATGTCAAGACCAAGAAACTGTATGACAAGTTTGTTAATCAGAACCTAGGATCTCAAAAGGCACGAACCTTTGCTAAACGTCTTTATCTAGCGGCACAGGATGGACGAGAAGATGCGGTGTTAAGCATGGCCGCAAAGCTGACCGAGCGTTCTGGGTGGACTAAATTTTTAGATGCCGGACTTCAATGGTTCATGGGTAACATCTTGAGTGGACCGCCTTCGTATGTCTTGAACGGAATTGCTCCTGTCCTAACGAGGGGTCTTCTTAAACTCGAACGAGCGACCGGAGCACTTCTCACAGGTAATACCGACCTTCTTAAAGCACACATGACGATGGATTCCATGTTTGAGAGCACCCGGCAAGCTTTGGAGATGGGAGGGAAAGCCTTCAAAAGCGACACGGAAACCCTGTTGGGAGGTGCGAGGGCGCTGGATCCAGAAATCTCGGGCGAGTCTTTAGGAGCTTTTCACTCTAGTAATTTCAAAAGTAAGTTCATGTCGTCCGACCCTATGGTGGCTATTATGAATACCGTCAACGTAGCGACACGTTTACCCTTCCGTATTAACGGATCTGTTGATGTTATTAACAAAACCTTTGCCGTGGACAACTATCTTAGAACGCACTACAAGATGGAAGGACTTTCTAAGATTAGAAAAGGAGATCTTGATGCAGATGGACTCGGGGCATACGTAGATGACAAGGTCCGTAAGATGTATAATGAGGATGGTTCGTTGTATTCCGAAGAGCGCATGATGAAGGCGTATGCAAAGCGAGCGTTGGATGAAGGATTTGATGAAACAGATCCTAACGCGATTGCAAGAAAACACGCTGAATTCATGTCGGAAAAGATTAAAGAAATTCAGAAAAATGGCGGTGACCTCAGTGAAATGGACTTACTTGCAAGACGAGCCGAAGACTTTGCACGGGAATCAACCTTTACAGGGGAACCGGGGGCTATCACTAACATCCTCAACCAACTAAGAGATCACGTTCCTTTGACAAAGTTCCTTATCCCGTTTGTTAATACGCCAATGCAAATCTTGAAGTTTGGCTGGCAACGGACTCTTCCTGGGGTGTTTTTGAGTGACATAGCACCACGCCTTGTTAAAGGAACCAAACAGGCACGACTAGATTTCGCGAAGTTAGGACCAATCGAACAAGCAGCTTATCGCGGACGCTTAACAACTGCGGTTGCATCTACAGGAGCGTTGATTTACTTTGCAAGTAACAATAGAGAGTCTATCACTGGAGGAGGTCCGCGTAACAAAGACGAACGACGCGCTCTTGAAGCAACAGGATGGCAACCCTATTCGTTTGTTAAAACGGATGAAGAGGGTAACAAAACTTACTACAGCTACCAACGAATGGATCCATTCGCCACTATGATTGGCATTATCGCGGATATTGCCGAGTTTGGAGAAATGAACCCACGAAGTGATCAAGATCTTAGCACCGCAGCAGCGGGAATGGCCTTTACCATAGCCGAGAGTTTGACGGATAAGTCTTTCCTTCGCGGTTTGAACAACGTCTTAAACATCACTGGTGATCCAGAGACTTACATTCCTAAGACATTAAAGGACATCGGAGCCGGTATGGTGGTCCCTATGTTCGTCGATAAACTAAAGAATTACGACAGCGAAATTCTCATCAAGGAGAATCGCACCATTGTTGACGCAATACTCCGAAAGCTACCCATTGCTGAAGAGAACGTCCCTCCAAAGCGAACCTTTCTTGGGGAACCGGTCTACAAACAGAATCCTTTTGGTTTACTCGGGATCGCCAATCCGGTCTACATATCAAGCCAACGCAACGACATCGTAGACCAAAAGATTCAAGAGATGCTTCCCAGATTTTCGTTACCTCCAGCAAACTACTTAAACCACGGTGACACGGACATGCGAGAGTTCTACAACGAAGGTGGAAGACAAGCATACGACCGTTTTCTTGAATTAACATCAACAACGACCATCCAAGGGCGAAACCTAAGAACCGCTTTGAAAGGTTTGTTTAAGTCCAGAGCCTTTAAGAGCGCGGAACTGAATTATCTAACAGCCCAGCAGACCGGCGAGCCGGGAGTTGAAGATCCTCGCGTGGAGCTAACTAAAAACATTATCTCGCGTTACCGAAGACTCGCAAAACGGGAGGTTATCACGGAGTTCCCCGAACTACAAGAGACAGTATTCAATTTAAAAACACAAAAGCGCAGAATGCTTAACAACCCTATCCCAACCTTATAAAACATCATGTCAGCCACAAGTGGACTATCATTCTATCTATCCGCATTCTTAACACCCTCAACATCCCAGACTCTTAACTATGGTTTTGAGACTCTTGTTGACGATGACATAACCGTAGTTTTCATCAACGGAAGTAACACTCGTTTGGTGCTTACTAAAGGTGTCGATTACACGTTAAACACTACTACACAGGAAGTTACATGCACAGCATCAACATGGATTTCACTTTCATCTGTAAGTGGTATTGTTGACTCTTCCTCAAAGATAAGGATCTTTCGGACCACCTCAATACAGCCATCGGTTGACTTTAAGTCAGGTGCTGTGTTAAGTGAAGGAGATCTCGACACCGCCTATAAGCAAGGTCTCTTTGCCGCACAGGAGATGGCTGAAGATGCCGCCGCCACAAGCGCAGGCGTTCAAGCTGTTACTGAAAATATGCTTGAGACCGGAGCAGTGACCGCAACTAAGATAGGCGCAAACGCTGTGACTGAAGCACGCATACTCAACAGCGCAGTCACTAACGCAAAGATTGCAGACAATGCTGTTAACGCCGCTAAGATTCAGAATGGGACAGTGGGATCAGATGAACTAGCGACGGGGTGTGTAACATCAGCAAAGATTGGAAACGATCAAGTCACAAGCGCACAGATAGCCGAAAATAGTATTGGTTACACCGAGATCTCAAACGCAAACGCGGACGCTGTTAAAGCAGCCGTAGAGACGGAAGCAGCGTCAAGTCCAATAACACCTGATGTTCTTAGGTATAGTCCTTTTGCTCCAAGATGTTATGGATCAGTTAGTCTTGCTACAGAGGCAGATACCACTATTTCAAATACGTTTAATGTCGCTTCTGCATCCGCTAGCGGTGTCGAACGGACGATTAACTTTGCGGTTGCGCTGGACACGGCGGACTATGTTGTGATTACAAGTATCAAAGCGACAGGAGCCGGTTATGCCGCCCCGTCAATCGTCAGTAAATCAACATCAGGCTTTGTTATAGACTTTAACAATAACGCCGGATCAGGAAGGGCTATTGACTTCGTTGTCTTCGGAAGCACCCTTAGCTAACACAAGACATGAACTCCTCAGTCAATACACCACTCGTAGGTATCACCGGATTGATTGCAAACATAACACTCGAACAAGTTAACACCACTGTGGCTATTGCGGTAGGACTCTCGACGTTGATCTATATGTTAATAAAGATCAGACACCTCTTAAATAATAAACAGAAATGAACGACGAAAAAAGAAGCATCAAGATGGAGGGTTTACAAGACCTTCTCATTGATACATTCATCGATCAAATCCAGAATGGTGATCCTGCTCCTGCCTTGTTAAACGCTGCACGTCAGTTACTTAAGGACAATAACATCACAGCCAGTATCACTAAGGACTCACCCTTGGAAGCACTTGTAAATTTACTTCCCTTCGAAGATCCGACTGATAAGGTTGTTAATGAATGAGTGATCTTCCACCACAGCTTAAGGACTTCCGTAACTTCCTTTGGATGACATGGAACCACCTTGCGCTACCCGCACCCACCCCTATCCAATACGAGATAGCCGAGTGGATGCAAAACGGTCCACGACGTGGTGTTATCCAAGGGTTCCGAGGTGTCGGTAAGTCATGGATCTGTTCAGCCTTTGTTGTCCACCAACTACTCCTAGATCCACAAAAGAACATCCTTGTTGTCTCGGCATCCAAGAACCGCGCTGATGATTTCTCTACGTTCACCCTTAGGTTGATCCACGAGATGCCCGTCTTGGCTCACCTAATGCCTGGGGACAAACAACGCTTCTCTAAGATCTCCTTTGATGTCGGACCAGCCCAAGCATCCCACGCTCCCTCGGTCAAGTCCCTTGGTATAACATCCCAGCTTACCGGTAGCCGTGCTGACATCATTGTTGCTGATGACGTAGAAGTTCCTAACAACTCAGCCACCCAGTCGATGCGTGACAAGCTCTCAGAGCAAGTCAAGGAGTTCGAAGCTATCCTTAAGCCGGAGGACAACAGCCGCATCCTTTTCCTTGGGACACCCCAATGTGAGGACAGTATCTATAACAAGATGCTTGAGCGCGACTACGAGATGCGAGTGTGGCCAGCAAAGAAGATAACAAAGGACAAGTCCGAAAAGATCTACAAGGGTAACATAGCTGACTCCTGTATCGATGACGATAACGTCGGAGACCCTACCGAACCCACACGATTCAATGACATCGACCTAGCCGAGCGTGAAGCATCCTATGGTAAGTCAGGGTTCGCTATGCAGTTCATGCTGGACCCTAAGCTGTCTGACTTGGACCGCTATCCATTAAAGATCAATGACCTGATTGTTATGGACCTTGATAACGAGACGGCACCCGAAAAGCTTGTGTGGGCGCAAGTCCCGGAGAACGCTTGGGACAGCACTGTGCCTAACGTCGGGTTCACCGGGGACCGCTTCTTTCGTCCTATGAAGCTTGTAGGGGACCACGTGCCTTACACCGGAAGTGTCCTTGCTGTTGACCCATCAGGCCGTGGTAAAGACGAGACCTCTTGGGCTGTCGTCAAGATGCTTAATGGTTACCTGTATGTTACCGATGCCGGCGGTATGCAAGGAGGTTACGACGAAAAGGTTCTTAAGGTCCTTACCATGAAGGCCAAGATGAACAAGGTTAATGTTATTGTGGTGGAAAGTAACTTTGGTGACGGCATGTTTGTGGAGATCATTAAGCCCTATCTCACTAAGATCTACCCTTGCACCGTCGAGGAGATCAGACATAACATACAAAAGGAGAAGCGGATTGTAGACACCCTTGAACCCGTGATGAACCAACACAGGCTTGTTATCGACCCTAAGGTCATCAAGAACGACTACGACTCAGCCCAAAAGTATCCCAT